TCATCAGGTTGTCGCCGGAGATGTCCCGCAACGCGGCGGTGATCCACGACATGCCCAGGTAGGTGGCGTCCGGGTCCGGGATCGGCGCGTAATGCGCGATCTCGTCGGCCAGGAACGACACCATCCGCGCGTTGGGTGGCTTGTACACGTACCCGAGCAGCTCCACGTCCGCGGCCTCGGCCGGGTGGTCGGCGTCGGTCTGCGACCCGAGGACGATGAACATCCACTCCGGCCGCAGGCACACCAGCCGGGACTGCTCACCCCGGCCGGCCCGCCGCGTGTAGCTGTTCCCGGCGGTGGTGACGTTGATCTCCATACGGGCGAGCAGGTCGGCGGTGGTGCCACCCGGCCACGGCCGCTCCAACACCGCCAGCTCGTCCGTGCCGAACAGGTCCGCGGGCGCGCCCCGGTCGAAGCGGGTCCACTGGAACCGGGCCTGGGAGAACACCTGCAACCGGGCCAGCATCAGCGCGAACACCGGCCCGTTGGACTTGGCCACCTGGCTCAGGGTCGACCCGATGGCCTCCTCGTTCATCGAGGCCATAGTCGTGTTCAGCAGCGGATAGCTGGTGCCGCCGAAGGAGAACAGGTCAACCCAGTCCTGGAACGGCAGCGCTGACCGTTTCTGCAACTCGGCGCCGTTGGTCTTCCGGCCGAGCAGCCTGCGCCACCAGCCCATACGCCGACCCCCGTCCGTCCGGTCCAGCAGGGTCAGCGGCAGTAGTACGGATGTCGGGCGGGGCGGGTCAGCTACCGACCAAGGCGAACGGGGTCAGCCGGGCGACATGTATCCGCGGGGTGGCGTGCCCCCACAACGCCAAGCTGACCGCAACCAACGGGCAGATGTTCACCGACACCGAGCGGCGGTCCCAAGCCCACCCGTCGCCCAGCTGCCGCTTCGTCGCACCCGCCACCGCCGCGGACAGCTCATCGTCGGGCAGGTGGTGCACATCCGGGGTAGTGCCCGCGACCCCGTCGAACAGCATCGACGCCGCAGAGGCCATGTCACCCGAACCGGCCCGGTAGACGACCAGCTTCCCCGGAATGTTCCCCACCCGAGCCGTGTCCGCCTTGTCGATCTCATCGGCGATCGCCCGGTCCGACGTCACCACCACACACGGCTTGTGCCTGCCGGCCAGCTCCCTCAGCCGCGGGATAACCCACGACGTGCCCGGCCGGTGCTCCAGCACCTCCACACCACGGCCGGCGCCAGCCCGGCCCGCGGCGGCGACCGCCGACCACGTCCGGTCCGGGGTGACGTCCACCCCCAACGCCACCGGATCAGCCAACACCACCCGCGGCGACTGCATCGCCAGCCACGCCGCCTCAGGGATGACCTGCCACTTCGGCACGCCGTCCTCCGGCCAGACACCCAGTGCCTCACGCAGGAAGTCGTCGGCCGACAGCAGCTTCTTCAACCGGAGGATCGCCCGCTCCGTCGTACGGGCCGGGTACGACGGGTTCGCCTTCCGCCACTGCTTGCGGTCGTTCGGGTCGGCGTTGCCGTCCGCGGACAACTCCACGTACAGCACATCATCCGACTCCCCGGCCAGCGCCTCCTGCCGCAGCCGGACAAACACCTCAGACGGGTCGGTCGGCTTCGGCGGCGTCCCCATCAGGATCACCAGCGGGTTCGCTGCCTGGTTCGTCGTCGGCACCAGGTCAGACAGCGCCGCCTCCGACAGGATCTGCGCCTCGTCCAACACCAGCATCCCGACCTTGGTGAACCCGCGGATCGCCCCCCGCTCCCGAGCGGCGAACACGATCCGGGAATCGTTACGGAACGGAATGCACTCGTTACCCGCACCCGTGGTGATCTCGTCGTAGTCGACATGCGCAGCCAGCTGGCGGCGTTTCGCCCACGCGCGCATCTCGTTGAACGACTCCCGGCTCACCTTGAACCGGTGCGCCGTCCACACCACGGTCAGGTTGGGTGTGGCGATGCACAGCGCGAACGCCACCGCACCCACGTCATAGGTCTTGCCCACCTGACGCGAGATCGACAGCACCGCAGTATCCGCCGCGTACAACCCGTCCGCGTCCTTCGCCAGCAGGCACCGGTTCAGATCCTGCTGCCACCGGTCAAACTCAATGCTGATACGCCGGCACGTCTCCCTGACCGCCGGGAACCCGGACGACCGGATACCCTTCGGCAAGATCAGGTGGCGGGCCTCAGGTAGCAGCCCACTGCTCATCTGGGGTTGCAGCTGCCGCGCCAACGTCGTCTCCCTGGTCGTCGGCATCGATCGCCTCGATTTCCTTGGCGATCTCCAGCAGCCGCCGCGACAACGCTGCCAAATCCCGAGGTGGCGTGTTCGGGTCCTCCACTGTCTGCGCGATCCGAGCCCGCAAAGCCACCAGCAGATCCCGGCGGTTACCACCCTGGGCAGCAGTAGTGACCTTCAGGACCCTCTTCCTCCGCGCGGTCGGATCGCCAGGCTTTACCACACGCAGCTTTCTGGCGGGAGCGGCCACAGCGACCTCCCCTCATGTGGGTAAACACCGTGTGTAAAAGTCACATGGCTGGGAAGCGGGTCAGGGCGGCATCGAAGTCCGTCGACACCCCTCCCCCCGGGTGCCCCCGGTCTGGTTACCAGCGTCGTGATGCGGTGCGGCGTGGTGCGGCGGCGGGTTTGCGGATGTGTCGTAGGGCGTTGCCCAGTCTGGCGCCTGCGCTGCGGTTGCAATACCTGTGTGTGATGCGGCCTGTGCCTGGTCTGCCGCCTAGGGCGCGTGGCTGGTCGACGTGGTCGAGGTCGAGGTCTTGGCCTTGGAGCATGATGCGGCCGCAGCGGGGGCAGGGGGTGCCGTACGCGTGGGGGAGCAGCCGGCGGCGTAGCGCCTGGTGGCGGTGGCCGAGGCCGCGTTGTGTGGTGGTGAGGTGGTGGTCGTGGCGGGCCAACGGTTCACCACCGTTCAGTCAGGGGTTGAGTTGGTCGCCGGGTGCTGGGCGGTAGCGGGTGTGCCAGCGGCGGATGGCCTGGGTGGTGCGGTAGGGGCGGGGACGGGTCCGTGCCCTGCCCAGTAGCACCGGGGCGGGTGGTAGTAGGACCACCACTGTGTCGGCGCGTAGCCACCTGGCCAGCCGTGTCCGCTGGATCGGGTCGGGTGCTGAGCGGATGACGTAGGCGGTGCCGGTGGTCATGGCGGCGACCATGGCCATCTGCTGCCGCATCACAGCCTGGGCGGTGTCACGCCAGGGTTGGGTGGGTAGCCACGGGTCTGGGCTGCCGAGGCGGCGGGCGATGGTGTCAGCGTCTACAACCAGGTCGCCGGGTTGTGCCCGGTGGTGTGCCCAGGTGGTTTTGCCGGAGCAGGGCGGTCCGGTCACCAGGATCACGTGGCGCTGGTTGGGGGCTGCGCCCATCGGCCGCACCTCGCCTGCCTTGGAGCGGCATGCCCTGGATGGCCCCGCCTGCGATGGCCAGCCCGACCTGCTCCACAACGTCGTTGTCGAACAAACGCACCTGCACGAACAGGCCGGCATCATCCTCGTGAAGATCCTCAATCGCACCGATCGGGGCGGTGCTGGGACGCTTACCGAACTTCCGCGCACCCCAGTTGGACAGGTCGTCCAGCCGCGCGCGTACGAACTCCACCAGGGTCACGCCACACCTCGCCTACTCACTCCGGCCGCCACGCCGGGTCGTAGTCGGGATGGTCGGCGTAGGGGAGCGCGAGCGCGGCAATGACGTCCTCAGCCAGGCTCATGTGGTCTCCTCCTACAGCCCGTAGTACACCGGCTCGGGCACGCGCGGCCGGCCAGTCATCCGCGTCCGGGTGAGCGGCGATGACCTCGGCGCACATGTCGAGGATCTGCCGCTTGGCCTCCACCTCGGCCAGCGCCCGCGCCGGGTCGTGGCGGACGATGTGAGCGGCGTCGAAGGTGCTGGGGTAAGCATCCGCCTGGGCAGCGAGCAGGGCGATCAACCCGCCATCACCGACCAGCGCCAGCTTGATCTTGGGCCGGCCGGGGTCGACCCACCGCCACGGCCCGGGAGTTGCATCCCGCGCCGTCGCCTCATCCTCGTCCAGCCGGGCAGCCAGAAACTCCGCCAGCGTCATGACAGACGCTCCTCCATGAGTCCACACCGCGAACACCTGAAATGCTCAGCGGTCACCCGCCCGGCAACGGCGCCGGTCAAGGCGGCGGCATCGAGCTGGAATCCGGTGATGATGCGGACCTGCTTGTGCCCGACCAACTTGCAGAGGGCCGAGCGCAGGAACAGGGTCAG